ATATATTCGTAAAGTAATTCCTTTCATTAAATCTGAGTATTTTCAGGACATAAATCAAAAGATTGTATTTGAGGAAGTTCTGAAATTTATTCAAGAATATAATCAACCTGCAACGAAAGAAGTTCTTTGTATTGAAGTTGAAAAACGTCAAGACATCAATGATACTTCTTTTAAAGAAATAACTCATTTGATTGGATGTCTTGATGATGTCCCAGCAGAATTTAATTGGTTAGTTGATACCACTGAGAAGTGGTGTCGTGACCGTGCTATCTATCTTGCTTTGATGGAATCTATCCATATTGCAGATGGTAAAGATGAGAAGAAAAATCGTGACAGCATTCCTAGTATTCTATCAGATGCTCTTGCAGTATCCTTTGATACTCACATTGGACACGATTATCTGTTAGACTATGAACAACGCTATGAGTCCTACCATAAAAAGGAAGATAAGATTGAATTTGATCTGGAATATTTTAACAAAATCACAAAAGGTGGTTTACCTAATAAGACTCTCAATATCGCTCTTGCTGGTACGGGTGTCGGAAAAAGTCTCTTTATGTGCCATGTTGCTGCTTCCGTCTTATTGCAAGGCAGGAACGTTCTCTACATCACTCTTGAAATGGCGGAGGAACGAATTGCTGAAAGAATTGACGCAAACCTTTTGAATGTTCCTATTCAGCAATTGGTTGATCTCCCTCGCCAAATGTTTGAAAATAAGGTTACTAATCTTTCGAAGAAAACTCAGGGGTCTCTTATAATTAAGGAATATCCCACTGCTTCTGCACATAGTGGACACTTTAAAGCACTTCTTAATGAACTTGCACTTAAGAAGTCATTTAGACCTGATATTATTTTCATTGATTACCTTAATATATGTGCTTCCAGTAGGTATAAGTCAAACCTTTCTGTCAATTCATATTCTTATATTAAAGCGATTGCTGAGGAACTTAGAGGACTCGCCGTCGAATTTAATGTACCGATTGTCTCCGCTACTCAGACCACCCGCAGTGGTTTTGGTAGTTCTGATGTTGAACTTACTGATACTTCTGAATCCTTTGGTTTGCCTGCTACTGCTGATCTTATGTTTGCCCTTATTAGCACAGAAGAACTGGAACAGTTGGGGCAGATTATGGTGAAGCAATTGAAGAATCGTTATAATGATCCAACCATCTACAAGCGTTTTATTGTAGGTATTGATCGTGCCAAAATGAGACTCTATGATTGTGAGCAGACTGCTCAAAAGGATATACTTGACTCTGGACAGGAAGACGAGTATAATGATTACGAAGACAAGAAACCCAAAAAGTCGTTTGAAGGATTTAAATTTTAATGGAAACTGCTAAACACGTTAATTTTAATAAGTACGCTGAGTTTGTGGATGCTGTAACTTCTGATGCATCTAAGGACTTTCTTGCTCTCTCCGACCGTCTGGTTGAACTTGATGAAAAGGGTGCAAATATTGAGCGTCTTTTGACTGCTGCCGTTGGTATCAATGCCGAAGGTGGTGAGTTTATGGAAATCGTTAAGAAGATGGTTTTTCAAGGTAAACCCTTTAACGAAGATAATCGTGAGCATATGATTATCGAACTCGGTGATATTATGTGGTACGTTGCCCAAGCTTGTATGGCACTCGGTGTTACACTTGATGATGTGGTTGCCCGTAATGTGCAAAAACTTCTGAAGCGTTACCCAGAGGGTGCTTTTGATGTTTACTTCTCTGAAAACCGTGCTTCTGATGATCGATGACTAAACAAAAACAAGTGACAATCAAAATGGATGTTCGTTCTGCCGCGGCAGTTCGTCAAATTCTCTTTGATTCCCAACAAGGATATACATATAATGAATCAAGTGTTCCTCCTAGAATTTCTGATATTCGTGCAGTGATTCTAGACATTGATGAAAAAATTAGTTCAATTGTGGAATGAATGTAATAAATGAAAGATATTATAAAGTTTTGGAAAAATAGACCAAGCACCCGAAAAGGATGGATTGATCTATATGTTTCTTATCTAAAAAGAATACCTGAGAGGCATTACTTTCCAATCTTTATAATTCTTTCTTTATACTTTGTTGTTCCTTACAGTGAATTTGTAGTCACTGCACTAGCACCTCTATACTTTATCTTTGAGAAACAAGTTCGATGGGTTGCTAGTAAACTACCAATCCCAGATTATCTAAGGATTGGTGGTTCTATTATTTTCTTTCTTGTAATGATAGATGATTATCTATTTTACTTTGCTATCATGGCATTCGCTGCTTGGAGCGCAAAGCAAGTAAAGAAAAGCAAGGGGGATTAGTTTAGTGGTAAAACGGGTGCTTTGCAAGCATCAGTCACCAGTTCGACTCTGGTATTCTCCATTCGCTGTTCGCAAATAGCGAATAATGCCCGTGTACTCCAACGGTAGAGAGGGTGGACTTAGAATCCATACAGTGGAAGTTCGAATCTTCTCACGGGCACCAAACACTAAATAATTCAAAAAATGGCAAGTTCTGGTATTATAAACTTCCAGAGAAACTGGCGAGGAAGTGACCATAGAACGACAGTAAAAAAGAATGTAAGCATTTACACTAAATCTGAGGATGGTACGTATCAGGCAGCAGGTGCAATAAATGCAGGAACGCAAGTAACTTATATCGATTCTTTAACGGAAGATCATTTGAGAGCGGCATTTAGAACTGATGATGAGGAAGTTTTTTATGCAAATGTTGATTATTTTGTTAAACCTGGAACTGACAGACAATTTCCACAATTAACTCCTTCTAGTTTTGGATTGAGTAATAGAACATTTTTTTCTGTTACTGACTATTATAATGAGTTAGTAAATGCTATTAATCGTAGGAATGATATTCCTGGTGAATTATTCGATTATGTGTATGAGTTATTGGATTATGCTAATAGTGGACTTGGAAATTATACTGGCATAAAAATGCAGGGATTTCCTTGGGGTCAGTTGCAGAATTATTATGCAGAAGTTATAGGTCCAATAGCTTGTATAAAGAGAGGTATATTGAGTGGAATAATTAATACTGCTGGTCTTGGAGGAGCATCAATTTATATACCACCTGATAGTGAAAAATTGTATGATTATAAACTGACATTAGGTAATGATGAACATTTAATATCTGCAAAATCTGCAAGAGGAGTATCAAACCAAGTTAAACCACAGTTTGTTACTGATGCTGCACTAAAAAGTGGAAAACTTGGAGCATTACAATATACAAAAGAATTCCAATTATTAAATTTACTTGGAACTGAAAGTGTTGTTGCTGGTGCATTAAAAGGTTGGGGAATGCTTGAACCTGATGAAATAAGCGTTGCTGCTGCTCAATCTATTATTTCAGTATATCGTGGCGGAAATCATAGTGCTAGGATACCAAATCCAGAACTACTGAAACCTTTTATCGATAAGCATATTACATCTAAGAGAAATAATCCATCAACAGTAACTGTCGGAGAAGTTAGATACAAGTGTGAACAACTTATAGAGAGATGGTCTAAGAATGGAATACAGAACAATGTGTTGAAGCAAATATTTGAAATTTATCTGAACCAAACGAAGGTAATCTATGTTAAACTGGACTTGAATCAAGCGACAGGGCGTCCTACCTTCACGGCCTCTTCTGGCGGTGGACCATCATTAACAAGAAACTTGTATCTAAGAACGTCAAACTATGCAACAAGAACAGAAGATAGAATTGGTTTCCAGGTAAGTTAAATGGAAAATTATATTAATCCACTCATTAAAAGTTTTACAGGAAAAGATTTCAAAGATTTTGCTTTGTATGTTCATACATCGATGCAGAAAGAAATTGATTCTAGGAAGAAGAAACAGGATAAGGATAAATATATTAAGATTAGACAAAGTGTCTTAAATTACATTATTGCGAACGAAAGGGCAATAGTTACCGAACTTAAAAAGCAGAACCGTAAGTAATGAAAAGTTTTTTCCAATTTTTATCTGAAGCAACTGCTTCCCAACAAGCAGCAAGACTTGGGTTGCAGGGTGATGGGCACGGTGGGTGGTACAAAGACGGTGAGTTTGTTGCTAAAACTGAAAAGGGTAGACTGAAGTTTTATAACAAGCGTCAAGCAGTTGGTAAGGATCCTGAGCAGACAGAAACCGAAAAAAATATTTCCGATCCAAACTTTGTTGATCCTGCATTACAGCAGCAACAAGCACCTGTTCCTCAACCAGCAGCGCAAGAGGCACCACCAGTTAATTTCTTACCAGTTGAGAAAACAAAAGGCACACTAACGATTGCGTTTGGTCGTTTCAATCCACCACATTTGGGACATCTTCAATTGATGGATACTGCTGCTGCTTCTGCAGAACAGGAAGGCAGTGATTATATGATTATCCCTTCTCGCACTCAGGATAAGAAAAAGAATCCGCTTGATGCTGATACAAAAGTTGCACTGATGAGATCGATGTTCCCTCAACATAGTGAAAGAATTGTAAATGATGCAAATACCAGAACTATTTTTGATGTTCTCAAAAAAGCACATAATGATGGATATACGAATGTAAGAATCGTTGGTGGTGCTGACCGAGTTAATGAATTCAATAAACTTGCCAACAATTACAATGGTAATCTCTATGCCTTTGATAATATTGAAGTAGTTTCTGCTGGTGATCGTGATCCAGATTCTGATGGTGTAGAAGGTCTTTCTGCATCAAGAATGAGACTTGCTGCTTCCGAAGGAGACTTTAAAACTTTCCGTTTAGGTATGCCACCTGATATGAGACCAAAGGATGCAAGAGCAGTCTTCGATACGGTTCGTGCTGCAATGGGCATCCAAGATCAAGTAGCAGAAGTTTGGGAGATTGCTCCTAAGTTTGATCAGAAA